GTTCACCTGCTGTAGTAGACTTAGCAACACCTCTATCACTATCTCCAATAATTCTAAAGACGTTAAAAGGATCACTATCACCTATACCAGATAGATAGGCTGCACTAGTACCTGTATATGAGGTGTCCAGGTAGTTATAACCAGCTTCGTTACTCATTAACCTACAAAGAACATAGGCGGATCACTGTCACCTAAACCAGGTGCACCTTCATATAACATAGTCTCTAAACTAGCTTTCTCTGCTAATCCCTGTGTCATAAGATCAGAAGAGTTTAAACTACCACCTCCAAATAAGGTTACTGTCCCATACTTACCTCGAATATTTGCAACCGTAATTTTAGTTAGCGCCAATGAGTATTGGTATACCCAGTGCTCTTTAATTATATCTCTTACCGGTCTCTCGACAGAGCACATGACAACACCGTAGAATCTACTAGCCGAACCACCACCGGATCTCGGCTGAGGGTACATCCTCAACATCTGAGTACGGTCATCGAATGTATAACTACGTTTTGTAGCTAGTAGCTTCTCTCGCATCTCCATCCAATCCTTAAGAACATACCAGCTAATCAAATCAAACCCGTAGCTGCCCATAGCGTAACTGAAGTATGTTTGCTGAGCCATTGTCTGCTCAATAGTAAACAGCTGATTGACACCTGATGATGTACCTTCCTCAAAGTCCTGGACAGCTATAACTTTTCTGTAATCCATTACATCGTAATCGTAGCTATTAAAATACGATGTATCGACATTAGGAGAATCAGCTCCTGATGCAGAGCCTAATATACTAAAGGACTTAACCGGTTGTACTATAAATGAGCTACTGAGCGCTGGTAAATCCTCAAGAATCTTATCATATATTGTACCATCGACAATATCATTTGCGGATAAGTTGTTACCGCTCGTAAAGACGGTTGAAAGTGCACTGCTAGTAGTAAATTCTGATGATGGTATAGCTGATGCAGCTATATATGTAGCGTTAGTCGATTTATTTTCAATTCTATTAGTAAAGTCCGGTGATTTTACACCATCCAAATACTCCTGACCAAACGTATCCATCGTATTAATTGTAAAGAGGTGATCTAATTTGATGCCTTGGTTGAGTACATACAAGTCACTATCAAATAGAAGATACTCTTGAGTGTAGCCGGCGAACTTAGTAAACATCTCAACAGCAATCTGAATATTAGTATAGAGACTATCACGATGAATCTCTATATTAATAAAGGGATAACCTAATGTATTAAGAATCCTATCACTCAGTTCATTAAAAGTATTGATCTTACTACTAAGATTTGTACTCTGAAATGCTGAGACTGGTTTTATATCGCACTTTGCCATTAATAATATTTAGTTACATACACAAGCATTTAACACGTGTTACATAGATAAATATATCTCCTGCGGTATTAGTGTCTCTCTAGAGCACTTAACCTTATCTAAACAGCAGGCTCTACTGGACCAGCATCACCGCCTGCGTCGCCGCCTTCAGCTGCACCTTCGACTTCTCCACCAGTATCAGCTTCACCACCAGTATCAGCTGGTGCTCCACCAAAATCAGGTGCTATACCAGCTGGTGTACCACTCTGCATCCCAGGCACTTCATCACCCATACCGGCGCCGATCTGTAATTCGTCCTTCCAGTTCGGACCACCACCAGCTATCTGCTGCAGCTCCCATTGAAACTCAGCGTCCTTGCGCAATAGTTCTCTATTAGCTTTAATATCATTCTCATTCCATCCGAGATACTTCTTCTGACCGTAGGTGGCAGAGATAAACTCATTAGCTACTAAGTTATTATAGTTAGTAGCTTTCAGCTCGAGCTTCTGATTCTCTCTTAATTCAAAGAAGTTTGTAGGTACATTAAATTCGAGATGTATATTCTGCTCCTTAATGCCATATTTTTGCTTAGCACCTTTAAGCTCTAGATGTGTCAAGAAGCCATTCTTAAGTCCGGAAGCAAATTGCTGCTGCAATCTAATAATAAACTTTGCGAACTTAAGTTCGTCGCGTAGTATCTCCTGACCATCTGAAACTCCAGACTCTGGATTAAGCCTGTTCGTCGGTACCTTTAAAGATTTATAGAGCTTATTAACAAAGTACATTAGATCTGCTAGCTCACCTAAGTTAGCACCACCTTGTAGCTGTGTAACAGATGTACCGTCAGAACCGGCTCTCTTAGCGAACCAGAAGGAATCGAGCATCGATTGCGGGTTAAACTTCTGAACTGCACCTTCCTGGTTAACATCGAACGTTTTCTTTGACCAGTATTGTTGAATAAGCTTTCTAAGATACGCTTCTGCTTTAGGAGGTGCCATATTACCCACATCAACGTTGAATACAAGTCTCTCAGGTGCTCTTACTAAGCGGTAAATTACAATACTATCTTCAACAAGTGACAACTGCCTATAAGCTCTTCTAGAGTTCTCGATAAATGGTAGTCGGAACGACTTGTCTTGGTTCCATATACCAGAATGTACATATGTTACCTGATTAGTATCCATCGGCACAAACTCCATCTTATCAACCTTATCAGGCTTGTTAGGGTCAAAGACTGGCTTTCGTAAAATATAGCCTTTAATGAGCATATTCTGAATATTGTCATATACAGAGTCGATAAGATCTGACGGCAGCTGTACGATACCTAATATACCTTCCTTCGTATACTCCTTATGAATAATATGCTCGAAGAATACTTCACCTTCACATAGCATCTGTCTAAAGTACTCAAATCCTTTTCTCTCTAGAGCAAAATAGTCGATATACTTTTCAAACTCCTTCTCAATAATAAGCTGATCTTCTTCTTTTAACTCTGTATTGCGTAGTTTTAGTTTAACAATGTCACCATTAGCGTCAATGTTAATAACTTGGTCACATATCTCATCGAGTGCATCAGAGATTTCAGCGAATGACGCCATAATTCGATAGTCACGTAATCTACCTGACTTATTCTCTTCAATGTTAGCATATACTAGCTCGGCATATTGACCTTCTTTACTGACCTGACCCGCTGCAACACTATTATAGTCATTATTATAGAATACAGACTGATCAGCTAGTGCTTCAGTTCTTCTTACACCAGTATTTTGAAACTCTGTATACTTCGGGTTTAGGTTACCAATAAGATCTTCCGCATTAGGCGTCTGATAAGGTAATCTACTAGCTACACTCTTCATGAAGTTAGAGTTAAAAAATGATTTCTTTTCGTTATCCGCCATAGTCTTAATTATTTAATATTGTTTTTGCGATTATAAAGGTCCTACTGGGGGAATTCTATATATATCGGCTTATTGCCCCTACCCTCCTCGCCTGCAGGCGCTGTAGCGGAGAGATATGAATTGATCGATGTATCCCAACCGGCACTATTATATGGCACAAATGCAAAGGTGCCTGACAAAGCTGATACGGGTAATGTCAGTGATAGAGAGTTTTCACTGTTAACTGTGTAATTAATTGGTTGACCGGATATAGCCCCCTGTCTGGTGAACTCATCAAATACGTCAACACTTGCTAGTGAGTCTGTATCTGATGCTGATAATATTAATCCGTCGAGTAAGTTAAATCTCATACCCTCCAAACTAATCTCAAGATCATCCGGAGGCAGGGTATCATATACAACAGGTTCTTGTAATCTGACACCGTTAACGAATAGGCCGGTAACATACGGTGAAGCAGATGTCTCAAACGACTCAGTTGTATGACCTGACAGGTATGTACCAGTCATTGACTCGTACTCTGTAATGTGGCTCTCTGCTACAAAGTTCTGATCAATATAAAATATATTACCAGCTGGTTGGTCTTGATCCTTGAATAACCATCCTTTAATAGTAAATGTTGTATCTGCCGTCACACGTGCCTTTTGAGCACTTGTTAGTTCGATAGGGTAACTCATTGATACGTTACCGTTCCATAGTACTTCAGATCTAATCTCTTGATCTATATCCGTATTAAACTCTTTGGGTAGATACCATGATATAATAACATATGGGTTACAGAATGGTACGAAGTTGGATAGTATCTGATCGACGTCAGTCTGATACCGTGCAAGAATAGATACGTTGAGCTCTAGATTAATAGGTATAGGCGTCTTAATGTGGCGTGAATAAAGATCACCTGCCTTATCGCCCGCCTGATTAGCGCTATAATAGAAGCCATCCAGCTTGTTAAACACTCGTGATACATCTCTTGATATACTAGATACTGAAACAGCAACCGCAGGTATAGTGATTGTTTTATTTAAGTTAACAATATCATGCATTACACGCTGCTTAGGTGCATACAGGTATCTAACGTTAATGCGATCCTCTTCTTCACGATCTTTATTAAATCTGCCTATAACGATATCGTCAAACGCAGCTACAAACTGCGCGACCATGTCTTTAATCTCAAAATAGTACGGACGGGCTTTCACTTAATTATTTAATCCCAAGGGAAGACATACCACGAATCATTATCAGCAACGAGACCAGTAATGTCCTCATTGAATGAAGTACTTGATCGCTTGATGAGAGATGCGTATGTTATTGTTTTAATTTCATCATGATCGAAATGATGTTTAATGTAATCCTTTACGGATGAAAATGTAAGGCCTGAGTCATTAATATCATCAACGATAAGGACATTACCTGCTAGCTGAGGTGCGCCATAGTATTGAATATTATCTACATCACGGGTACGTACTCCGAGCTGCTGTAGATTGTGACACTTAGTCTTGTAGGCTAAAATTGTAGCAGGTATCATACCACCACGAGCTAAACCGAGAATAGTATCAAACCTCTCCATAGGTAGCTCCTTTAAAATACCTTCTATAGATTGGTCAATGTCTTTCCAATCGATGTGGGCCTTACCTTGATAGTCGTGCATACACAATTATAACCTATGCTCGGCGCGATGCAAGAGTTATCTTACGCTTATATTGTGGTAATGCCATTTGTTGCATCACTTGATTGAGAGCCTTTACCTTATGTACTAGTACTGAGCCTGCATCAGCGATCTTAGCATTGATAGCGAGAATAGGCGCCTTCGATAAGTCGGCAAGATCTCTACGTATATTATCTGTTAATGTAGTTAAATTAACTCTACCATACCCTGTTATAACTATCGATGGATTGGAAGGGGTGTTAATAGTATCTTCATGCTTAAGGTCGATGTAACCATAAACCTCATTTTCATTATCAGAAGCGAGATCAACAGCTGACATAATACCGGCTGCATTAGCCTTACCTCTACCGATTAACCCAGAGAATTGATTAGCGTTTGAATTCTCAACATCGTCACCGGGCCTGTACTTAGCATTATTAGGGTTACGTTGCTGCATTGTACCGATAGCGGACTGGTTAAGGTATGATTCAACAATGTTTCTATCTTCTTCTCGCATAATAATATTTATACCATCTCATCGAATTTAATCATTAGCCTCTCCCATTCATGACATTCGAGCTCACATGGGTTCTTGAGGTAGTTATCATTCATAGCTGCAAGATCTTTAAGTGAGTAAGCAATCTTCTTCT